GGTATAAAGATGTAAAGTTCCATCTTGCTCACACTTAAGATGCCATCGTGTCATATCAATTACTGCTTCTTTGGTGAGAGCAAATAAAAAATCTTTTCCTGTGTCTTTACGAACACTCTTCCACAAAACAAAACCCTTTTCAACATAGAATGCATCATCAATCCATTCTACTTCGGCAATTTCAGGGTGCTCAACACTCATCAGGACCTACCTCTTTTTTATTAAATCCGAAAGGTGATGTATCATCTTCTTCAAGTCTCAATTTGAGAGCAACACCACCAACTGCTTCCATGACTTTAAGAATGTCTTCTGGTTTTGCATTGTCACCCAGTTCTTTGGCAACATACCAATACTTTGGCCAGAATGTTTCTCCTGCTTTTTGATAATCTTCAAGTGTGAGTAGTTTCATTTAAATTTACCTAATGCCTCTTCTTCAAGTTTAATAAGAATTCGTCGGGATTGTTCTTTTTTGATTTTATGGTAGATGGACTCATGACGACGGATTTCTCCACCCATCGAACAATTTTTCTCCATTTCATTTACGTAGAACTCTAATTGCATGAGTTCCATATCATCAAAGTCAAGTCCTCCTTTATGAAGGTTCTTCATTTACCAACTCCATAATCAGGTGCTTTTGCTTCAAGTTGTCTAATAGTTTTATGCAGTTCTTCTACTGCTTTACGGGTTTCTTCAGTCTCTTCCCACTCAAAGGTGTCTCCAGACTTGGTAATATGTTGTCTTTTAGTCACAGGTCTCCCTCCTTACGATTTTCGGAATAATGAACGTCAAACTCACCACCAGGATAACGTGCTTTGAGTTTATCTACATTCATTTCTATCACCTCATCAAAGGTAGTGTCAAGAGCCATACATGCTTGAGCAAGATACCAACAAATATCTCCCAATTCACGTTTCATGTGAAAAACATTTTCTTCATTGTAAGGTTTACCTTGCAAGAAAATTTTCTTTACAACTTCAGTAAACTCACCAGACTCTGCAGTCAATCCAAGTGCAGCAGTCAGAAGTTGAGTAACGTTAGCATCATTAACTTCAAGTTCAGTTAAACGAGAAGCAAGAATTGCCCAATCAAGGCTTGGAGCACTAGTCACTCCTTTTACAAATTCAAGATATTTTTCAGTGTCAACTTTAGTCATGATAGTTAGGAATAAAAGGTTCTAGTTCAGATTCGGGAAGAATTTGTTGCATAGGCAGTTCCCAGTCAGGAGCAACGCTTATATGCGGAACATCCACTGTCTTTGGTGGATGTGGAAGATATACTTTTTCATATGTGAATGTAGGATGCATAGCAATTATTCGCTCTACATCTCTCATACTACCACAGTGACAGTATCTCTCACTATCTTCATTTTTAATTTCAAAGTAATGTGGAGCATCTGATTGTATCAGAGCATCTTTTACTTTACTCAAATTCGTTTTCATCGAAAGCATCAATCATTTCTTGGACTTTTAATGTGTCTTCAATCTGTTTATCCAATGTAACAATGACTTCTCGAATACCAACAATACGAGGAGGAACACAAGTAGGATCGTAAGTATAAAATTCTTGCTCCTTATACAATACTTGACGAATAGCAACTGCTTGTGTCACATCTATATCAAGTTTAATCACAGGTTTCCCCTCCATTTAAAATTTAAATCCATCAAATGACTTTTTAGGTTTCTCCTCATAATTATACTCCTCATCCTGACCACTGTCAAGGATGTCATCTTGTGCAGTTTGCTCACAATCATAGAGTCGCATCTTGGCACGATCAATACCGACAATAAATCTTTTGTTTACTGTTGGATCATTGTATCGATTCTTAAGTTGCTTCACCATAATCTGTCCAAGCGATTCAAGGTCCTCAGTGCTAATAAGGGCAAACATAAGATCAGCAGTAGCAGGGAGACCAAAGGACTCAGAAGTGTCAGTAAGGTCAACATCAGAGCTACCATAACCAGAACGAGTGGTCTGGGTGGCAGATACGATAGGGACCTCGGCTTCGACAGCCAACCCTCTAAGTTCTTCTGCAATTGCTTTAATATAGCTATATGAATTGACAGACATGCCTGACTTATAGCGGGAGGAAGCACATATATTAAGGTAATCAATGAAAATAATATCAGGTCTAAATGACTTCTTAAGTGCAAGTTCATTAAGAAGTGCTTTAAAATGTCCACTATGTGCTGATGCTGTAGGATACTCTTTAATTATAAGAGATCCTTGAGTTTTCTTTGCAAGATTTGTTACTTTATTTTCAAACATTGACTTTGGAAGATCTGTCAGGTTTTGAATCGGAACATTCAATAGGTTTGCGTCAATTCGTTCAGCAATTTTCTCTTCTGCCATCTCCATTGTAATATAGAGAACGTTCCGTCCTTGGAGCAACACGGAGCTAGCGACGTGGCACATGAATAGAGACTTGCCGACACCTGTACCAGCGAGCGCGACATTAAGAGTCTTGTTAGGTAGACCACCTTTTGTGATTTTGTTAAAGTATTCGAGATCAAAGGGAATCTTGTCTTCCTTCTTGTGATAGTAGTCATATCTTTCTTCGTAGTTTTGTAAGTAATCATGTCCAATATTATTATCAAAAGAAACTGCCAGAGCATCTGACAGAATACTCGGAATCGCATCCCGATTCTTCTTATCATCTTGACCATCAGCAATGCTGATCGATTCCATCAAGGCAAGATAAATCGCACGGTCACGGCACCACTTTTCAGTAGTGTCTAGCAACCATTGATGATCTACAGGAGAGTCATTAAAAGAATTGCAAATATCTCTTGTCTCTTTAATTTCACTCTCGTTCAGATCTGTTCTATTCTCAACCTCAATATTTAGTGCTTCAGATGTAATTGCAGAGCCATACTTTACAATAAACTGGGTAATCTCTTCAAAGATTACCTTTTCGGATCTTTGCTCAAAATAAGATGGTTCAATAAATGGAATGACCTTACGAGAATAATCTTCATTATGTATTAAGTTTCTGAGAATAGTGGTCTCAATTCGTTCCATAAGAGAATTCTTTCTTTGCGATCTCGTCAAGTTGTTGCATCACTTCGGGAGTGAAATAAGTTTCAGGTTCTTTTAGAATTGCTTTGGCATATACTTTTTTGGTCTCACCATCAACAGTCATTTCATATCGACCAGCAACGTTTTTCCAAAGTCCGCCAATCTCACCGAGTTCAAGAAGACCATAATATCGATCAAGACCACGCTCATCGTAATAAAGACGTACTGTAACATCCTTGTTCTCCTTACTTAAACGCGACTTAGCAGTCTTTGCTTTGATAAGATTTCCGACAATTTCTGTTCCATCTTTTTCTTTTTTCTTGCTGAGATAAATGATGGTACTGGCAGCATACTTAAGACCAGAACCACCGCCCATCTCTTTAGTAGGAACATAAGAACCGATGACATCATAAGTGTGGTTTGTCACAATCATAGGAATGTTAGCCTGCCCCAACTTCAAAGTCAACATCCTGAAGGCACCTTTGATAAGTTGAGATTTCGTCATATCACGAACCTGCTTATCGTTCAGAGCATCATTGATTTCCTTTTCCGTTGAAAGCATTCCTAAAGAGTCTAACACAAACATACAGGGTTTGCGTTCTTCTTCAGGGTTTTTTAAGTAAATATCAACTGCCTTGAGTGCTTTGCTACGAAAGTCTTCTACTGTGACAACATTTACAACTACAGTTCGAGTGAGATCAACTCCACGACTTTCTAGGAGTGACTTATTGACAGCTGCTTCAGTATCAAAATAGAGACAATAACCATCGGGATTGGAATCGAGAAAATTCTTAACAACGGCGAGACTGAAGAAAGTTTTTCCAGTAGAAGACTCTCCAGCAATAGCAGTAATCTTATTCCCAGATACACCACCAAATACACTACCTGACACCAGTGCATTAAAAATGTACGAACCTGTGTCAACATAAGTTTCAGTCTCATCAATGTCTGCTGCGAGTTTGGTATAATCATCACCAATCTCTTTTACAATATCTTTTAAAAAATCCATTAGTTCCAACGTTTGGTTTTCAAGTATTCCAGTACATCATCACGAATATCCATTAGTTCATGATAACATTTTTGATTGTGTGCACATTCTCTAAGTGCATGGTCCGGTTTTAAAACTGATTCAATGAATAAATCAAGTCCCCTGTTCCATTTAATTTGTTTAGACTCTTCATCATCAATAGAATTTTGATCCTTCATGAAAAGAAGTCCTCCAAACTTACAACTTTTTCAATAGACCATCCAATCGCATCAAGTATTGTTTTAATTGGTTCAACAAAACTTTTTTCAAATTGTAGGTCATAATCTATGTATCTGTCAAGATCAAGTTCCCTAGGAAAATCAGAAATGAATGAGATAATATTTTCATGAATAATATTTGGTTTTTTCAAATATAGGAACTTAATTTTTTCCCCATTATTAATAAGAGAATATTTATTTGTAAGTTTCTTCTCTTTAATGTAATGATTAAACAGAAGAGAACCGCGAATATGAATGGGAGTTCCCTTTATATAAATGCTGGAATGAGATTTATATTTTTGAACATCAGAAGCTGTTCTTGGAAAAGCAATAGATTCTGGGGGAAGTGTCTTAAATTCACGACGACATTCATCAATGAACTCAATGACTTCATCTTCAGTTCCATTCATCATCAGTTTAAGGCCATCCTTAATCATC